AATAGGCTTGCGTGGACAGCGGCAGTTTCTTCAGCAACCGCTCGACGACCAGCACCGCCACAAAGCTATGCAGAAGTCCCGGCAATGTGGGGCTTCCGAGAACGAAGTACGGGAAACGCTGTGGTTCGGTGACCAGCACGACTTTACCAAGCAAGCCTATGTATTCCCGACCTTCGACCAAGTAGCCGACTTCAGTAAGACCCGTATCGAAGAGGTTATGAAAGAATCGCCTTACGTCCGTGACCGTATGGGGCTTGACCCGGTGACAGGCAAGAAGAAGCAGGGCGAAGAGGTAGTCGATAACGTGCGCCTTCGGAAGATAGGCAACTCATGGATATTCTTCCGAAGCGGTCACACCCCAAAAGCCGGGGAAGGGATTGACGTTGATAAGGTGACCTTCGACGAGATTGACCGCATGCATTAAATTAGGGTGCATGTAAAAGACGGTGAATTGCGGGGACAACTCCGAAGACGAAGTGTACCAACCAGCGGCAGTAATGTACGTTGGGGCGAAGGGTAACGCCGACGATACGGTAAAAAGCACTTCGGAAGGAACAATCCGCATCCAAGCATCCTAACAGGTATGGATTGCATAGTAACCGGGAAACAGTCTATGCAATCGCCAACGGAAGACGTTGGAAACACCTGAAGGATGAAGGTTCAGAGACTATCCCGTAAGGGAGTAGGTTGCCTTTATAGGCTTCCGAAGTACCGTCCACGATGATGGGTACACGGTCTACCCGGAGTGATGATATAGTCCGCATTGCCTAATGTGATGATTGCCTTCAATGAAACCCTGTCGTCTTCAGCCTTCGGATGGCGGCGGGATATTAGCACCCCGAGCTTGCCGGGCGTGGGCGTGAACGCCAGCTTTAAAGAGAGCGACCAGCAACATTGGTTCATGAAGTGTCCGCATTGCAATCATTGGTTCACGCTCATTCATGACTTTCCGAAGTGCGTGGTGGAGCTTCCGAAGGATAGCCGTGGGCTACCAAATCACAACTACCACCTGAAGTATGACTTCATTGCGCCAACGGATACCCACGCCTATATCTGTATGAAGTGCGGCGAATTCGTTTCGGACTACACCCGAATCATGGGGCTGTGGAGACCGCTTTATCCGTACAAGACGGACGTTCGGGGCTACCAAATCAGTCAGCTTATATGTCCGTGGATAAGCGCCACCGAGCTGATGAAAAAGCGCCGGGACTACCAGCTTGATCAGCTATTCGAAAACTACGTTATCGGCAGACCCTACCTTGGGGATAACGTCATGGTGACCCGTGGGGATATTCTCCGCTGTGTGGATATGAGCTTGACGAACCCCTACGACTTCCGAAGGGAGAACGTAGCGCAGGGCGTGGATTGGGGCAACACGTCATGGGGCGTAAACGGGATGAACGACCCCGACAATCCTGACCGAATCATTCTGCTGGACATATGGAGCATGCAAGACGCTGACACATACACTTCCGAAGACGGACGCAGGGATAACCCACACGTTCGGAAGGCTGGCGAAAAGCTCCGTCAATGGCAAGTAACAAGGGCGGTGCATGACGCAGGGTACGGGGCTGACCGCAACTTTGAATTGCGGCAGGACTTCCCGGGCAGGGTGTTCTCCTGTTTCTATCCTTCGCTATCGTCCGACGTTACCAAGCACATCGAAGACCAATGGAACGAAGACGATATGAAGGTAAACGTGGACAGAACGCTGACGTTGAAGCTGATGGCGAAAGCCTTCCGTGACGGACGCATTGTCATTCCCCGGTGGGTAGCCGAGAATCCGCTGTTTGAGACCTTTATCAAGCATGTCACCAACTTGGTGCTGATTCGGGACATTGAAACCGACGAAAAGACCAAGAAGGAGCTTATCAAAGAGCGTGTGGGTACGCTCCCGGGCGGCGACCACTTCGGACATGCAATGAACTACCTGACCATTGCGCTTCGGAAGGTGGAGGATTCAGGAAAATCAGACTTCTTCTATTAAGCCGAGCTGTGATAGGATAGAGCCAAGGAAGGAGCTGGTAAGCGTGAGTGACGGCATTACAGACGCATACCGTGGGCGCTTGCTGTACAACCCACCGAAGGATACGGACGAGCGTATACTTGGGCATGTGATTCACGCCATGGTGGATACGCTGGGCGCAGGCGGGAAGGAAGAGCGAGAGCGCCTGTATGAAGAGTTCCGAAGGGAGCACAACCTTCAACCGGGAGCACACCTGACCCCGGAGCTTCGGAAGGCGCTTGCCGATAAATTCACCGACCATATTATGACCAAAGCAAAAAGTCTTCCCCGCGAATAGGCTGGTAGGGCGCAAGCCATTTTCATACAAGGGGGAACTGCTCATGGCAAAGAAGCACAAGCAGAACATGGAATGGAAGGCTGAAACCTACGCCTTGGAGCAAATCGCTGACCGAAGCGCAACGGACAAGCTGTACAACAAGCTCGACGCATATCAGCTCGACATGGATAGGAAAATCGAAGACTATTCGGTGGTGTTCGTGGACGCTGAAGCCGGGACGGGCAAAACGACTGTCGCTGTTCGGAAGGGCTTGGAGCTATTGCGACAAGGCAAAGTGGACAAAATCCATTACGTTCGCTTCCCCGATAGGCGTTCCCTAAAGCTGGGCTTCCTAGCTGGCAACTACGAAAAGGAAGCCGGGTACATGCACCCGTTCTACGAAGCCATGGCTGAATGTGGAATTCAGAAGGAAGCCGTGGATAAGCTCATAGAGCGTGGAATCATCGAAACGTCCACCGATATCCACCTTCGGGGGCGCAACATGCAGGGCGTTTTCCTTATCATCGACGAAGCGCAGAACGCACAAGACCTGTCCGACCTGAAGCTGGTACTGACCCGGCTTCACGACCACAGGGGCAAAGGCGTGGTGATTGGCCACAGCAAGCAGACCGATAGCCGGGTGGAGCTGTATACGAAGCACCGCCTGAATGCTTTCCAAGTCAACGCCTTTCACATGACACGCAAACCGTGGGCGACCCGGGCGCATCTTCTGATAAACTACCGTGGAGAAATCAGCAAGTGGGCTGACAGGGTGGAAGAATCCCTTGCCCTGCTTGAAGGAATGGAGGAAGTATTGTGAGCAGACGTACAGGCTGTTTGCTGGTTGCCACCTTCCTTGTATTACTCTTTTGGGCGGTGTTCTTCGGAACCTTGTGGTGGCTGTTTCACTAACCTACTTCCGAAGTAAACTCAAATGATGGTATGATAAGCTCGACCAAACTTATGGGGGTGTGAACCGCATGGCAAGCCAAATCGGGGATGAACGCTACTACACCAGCGTTGAGAGTGAAAACGACAGCGCCGCAAACATGGTGACGTGCGTAAAGTGCAAAGTGAAGGCGGTTCCGAGAGGAATTACCAGCACACGTACCAGCGCAGAGGGCGAAAAGCATTGCCCGAATTGTGGACACGTACATGGGCGTGACAACCACTAATCCCAAGGAGAGGGGCTTCGGGACTTCCGAAGCTCCTTTTCTTCATTCCAAGCAAAGGAGGTAAATCAACGTGGATGATATTCTGACGATATGGCAGAACGCACCCAAGGGAGAAGTGCTTCTGAAGTCGATGAAAGACCAGCAGACCGAGCCGAAGTCCGCTATCATTGACCCATACAACTACATGGGCGTAAGCGGCGGCACACGGGTAAAGCCGACAGCCATTCCCTACTCCACGCTTCGGCGCATGGCACAGGTTCCAGCGATTGCGGCAATCCTCTTGACCCGGAAGAACCAAGTCGCCCGGTTCGCAAGGCGACCACGTTTTGACGGCGACATGGGCTTTGAGATTGTGCTGAAAGACCCGAAAGCAAAAATGACGGAAGCCGCACGGAAGAGAGCCATGGAAATCGAAGACTTCTTTCTGAAGACCGGGGCGGTTCCGAACCGCAAGCGGAAGGATAACTTCAACCAATTCCTTCGGAAGATTGTGGACGATTCCCTGACGCTGGACACGATGGTATGGGAGAACGTACCGAACCTGAAGGGAGAGCTTGCCGAGATATGGGCGGTGGATGCCGCTACCATTGAGCTGGTGGCAAACGCTCCTGTTTCGGAAGCCCATACGCTTCCTGTCTATGTGCCGCAGACCAAAAGAGGGCTGACCTTGGGCGGGGAAATCGCCTACGTTCAGCGAATTAACGGGCAAATTGTAGCCGAGTATTCGGAGGACGAGCTGGCGTATGCAATCCGCAACCCACGGACGAACCTTGATTATACGGACTTCGGAATGAGTGAGCTGGAAGTGCTGATTGAGATTGTGACAGGTATCCTAAACGGTATTCACTACAACACCACCTACTTCACGCACAGCCACCTTCCGCAGGGCGTTCTCGAAATCGTGGGTAAGTACCAAGACAAGCACTTGGAAGGCTTCAAACGGCATTGGAAGCAACTAACTTCGGGAGCCGCTGGCAAGTGGAGCGTTCCGATTATGGCGCTCGAAGACGGGCAAGGTTTCAAGTTTACGCCGTTCAAGAACAGTAACAAGGACATGGAGTTCAACGAGTTTTTGGAATTCCTGTTCAACATTGCCTGTGCGGTGTATCAAATCGACCCGAACGAAGTGGGCTTCAAAAGCTGGACAAGCGGCAACAGCATGAGTTCCAGCGACAACACCGAAGCCAAGATGGAGCAATCCAAGGACAAAGGCTTCGTTCCGCTGATGAATTTCCTATCCGACACCTTTAACAGCGAAATCGTTGACCGTATTGACCCGGAATTCGAATTCAACTGGATTGGTGTGGACGAGCAGGACGAAGACAAGAAGCTCGAACGTCAAAAGACCATGATTGAGAGCGGCATGAAGACCATTCGCATGGTGTGGGAAGAAAATGACGTTGACCTGAACAAGGTGGCTGAAGCCTACGGTGGACAGCTTCCGAAGTGGATTGACGCACCAGCGAATCCGCAACTCATTCAAGTGTTCATGGCTGAAGCTGGGCTGGGGCAACAACAGTCGGGCGCTTCCGAAGGCGAAGGAGACCCGAACGCTGAAGCCGAGCAACAGGTACAAGCGGACGACCAGCATGAGAAAGCCAAGGAAA